GAATTGTAAGTGGCTGACCATCTTTTAAATAGATATCGTCTCTCATAATTTCCAAACCGAAATAATTTCTAGCATCTTGTTCAACCCCAGTACCTATACGGAAAGCTCTAACGTCATCAGCTTTGCTTAAAACACCAGCTTCTGGAATATCGAGCTCATTGAGGACTTTCTTTATCTCTTTGAACACATCGTTATAATAACCACGCAAGTACTGCGATTGTGTCCCGCCTTCACGGCTAAGTGTCTCCTCTGGATTCCAGCGTATTTCAGGCAGACCTTCTTGCGCTGCTTCGTTTATTTGTGATCTTAGCGGAAACTTAAATGACTTAGTTGATGTTTTGGTGGCATATGGATCACGTGGCAAAGCGCCATACTCATTTAGCCTTTCGATCTGGTTATTAATATTATCAATTTGTGATTTTAAATAGTCATCAGCATTTGCGGTATCTATGCCTCGAGCTAAATATAGTTCTGGATTAAATACGTCGGCACCATATCGTTTCCTACCAAGTTTTATTGTTGTTTTGGCCCCTGAGCCACTAAATATATCAGGGAATCTATCGCCTAAATAGTATTTTAAACGTGCTATTGGTTTTTGCAGGTTAGTTGGTAAATCATCTGTTAGATCTAAATCAAAGTTGGGCCTGTATAGATTTTCAAAAGTTGTTGTTTCTCCTGTTGTTTTGAATAAACCTTGTTTAATGATGCCGTCAATTTCATTTAATTTATCGGCCATTTTGTCATCAACCCTATCGCCTGCC